CAGTGGGTTTCTTGGAATTAATGGTCAGGCCATGAGTATAGCTTCCCTCCGATGATCTCGTACATGTTAGTGTTCGGAGACCAGAAGTACTTGGGCCAAGGGGCCCCGTACCAGCGGTTGTTAGTGTAGTTGTAACGTCCGTCCGGCAACGACTTCCAAGCGGCAAAGCCCGTGTTGGCGGGCTGCTCATGCTTTGTCGGGGTGTGTCTAGGCTTAGGCTTAGGCACTTGGCTCGGCGAGCTCGAAAACCCCGAAAGGTTTGAGCTATGTGCCGAGTCAACATCAAAGTCGACGACTCTGCGCTTCTTGGAGCGTGAGCCTCTCGACTTGCGAGATGATCGTGTTGACATCAGATCAGATGTGCGGTGAACAGTGATAGTTCGTTCCGGAGCGTGATGTCAGACGTGTGGTCGTGGTTCAGGACGATGGAGAGGACGTCTCCCTCCCCGATGACGACGATGGAGTTCGTCTGAAGGCTGAAGAACAAGTTCTCAACTGGGGTCGAATTGAAATCGTTGCGGGACTGGGGTACATTGACACCGTTAATCCTCAACTGGGCGCTCAGGAAGACGAGCGACGTTTGCGCCGGCACGGAGAGGCCGAGGCGAACCTTGATGTCGTAGGCGCCCGGCGGCAGGAACATGTTTGTGCCCTGGATCGTCGCGCCAAGTGTGTTGTACTTGGCGGTCAGACTAGGAGCTAGCAAGGTCGTGCCATCGGGGACTTCAGCAGTTGGGTAGGTAAGTGCCAGGACGTTGCGCGGCAGAACGAGTCCGGAGGGGACCGGTTGTCGCACGTGTAGTTTCGCCCTGTAGTCGATGTGTAGGTGTCCAAGCACCAGCCCTTCAGCGGCGGCCTCACTGCCGTACCCGAATGCACCAATGTGGATGGTACAGGGGTCCGTCAGGAGTTTGTCGGTCGCGCTTGGTCCCGTTCTGACTAGCATCTTGCAGTTGTCCAGCTGGCCCAAGTCGATTGGGGCGGACATCGAAGAATACATAGCACACGTTCTGGTGAGCTCGTTGTCGGCGAACTCAATCTCGGTCGCGGGGGCGGGGTCGTTCGGATCATAGTCGATCAGGATGTACACGCTGCCACTGGTAAGAGTGGAGCAGGCGGGCGTATACCTGATGGCATTCCCAGCAAGCATCGAGTACTTGTCAAAGTTCTGAGCTTGATAGTGGCCGGCAGAGAACGTCGAAGCGAGGCCAGGGTTCCACGCAAAGGAGCGAATGAAACTGGCACCGTCGGCGGATGTCGGCGCGATCGAAACGAGGCGTTCCGTCCCGGTGAATGGCACGGCAGGGTACTTGCTCGAGCGGCCCGGGGCTTTCGCCCTAGCTACAGGAGCAGATACCGTGCGCGGCTTGCGAGTGCGGTTGACCATTTTGTCAATTTGTAAGGGTAGGAGCAAATAAGTGGTTAAATATGACAGGCCTGTCCAAGTTACAGGCCCGCTCTTCCCCGTGGTCCCAGCTCAAAGGCTGGGCTTCGGACCGCGCGGTGTGCGCGCGGCCTTCTTCTTCTTAGCGGCGGCAAGCTGTGGTTGCCTGCGCCGGGACTTCTTTGCCTTCACGGCACCGGACGCCGGTGTGATGGATCCGTCGACGTTGACGTCCACCTTGGCGGCCGCCTCCACGGGCTGTGCGCAGAGGGGTGGTGAGAGGATGGTTTCCGCTGTGGCGGTCTGGACCCACGATGTGAAGAGGTCGTGGTCGAACTCTAGTTTGGATAGAGCGTCGTGGCAGTAGGTTGCCATCCAGGGTTGCTTGTCGTTGGGGTACTGAACGGATGACGGTCCGTTCGTGTCCCAGCGCGCCATTTGACGAAGACGGTCGTCGTAGGCGGCTACACCGAAGAGCTCAACGACTCTCGTCGCGAGGTCCCCAATGACTGGCGTGTTCTTGTCCGTCAGGTAGAAGGAACGGGCCTTCTCCTGGAGCTTCATTAGCGGCGTAATGCCAGACGGGAGGTTCACAGTGGTGTGAAACTTCGATAGCTGCCGGGGGATATCGCAGCAGGACGAAGTGTCTCCGTACCACACGTCCGGCCCGTAGATGCGGGCCAGGAAAGTGATGCCGAAGTCTCCTCGTTTGACCTGGTCGCACTCCAGCTTCAGACCGAGCTGGGATGCGGCACGCTGGTATGCCTTCGTTGACACGACTGGGGTCATGCCATCATCGCCACCGTAGATGCCAAGGGCATCCCACGCCTCGCGAGGCGTGCGCTGGCGTCCGAGGTAGGGCTCGGATCGCAGCGCCAGGTAGCCGACAAATGCGTTGTCGAAGGTGTTGCTTGGAGATGTCTCGGGAGACCCAGATGCGCGCGAGGTGCCACTGAGGTACGATGTCCCGTGGCGGCCTGTGCCGGTCAAGTTCTGCTGCGAGCGCAGGAGGTCCAAAAGGTCCGGAATGTAGCACTGCTTGAAGGCCCGAGTGAAGACGATGGTCTCTAGGTGTCTCAGCAGGTTCGAGATGCGTCCGTCGAAGCGACTGAAGTCTGTGTTAACCGCGGTGTCGGCATCGGCGAGGACGTCTACCACTCTCTGTGAGATTTCGTTGGGAGTCTTGCCGAATGCGTACCACGGGGCTTGCTTCAGGAGGTCGCTGAACGGGTACACGAACTGTGAGAAGTCACGTTTGTCGGGTCCGTTGATGGTGCTGATGTTCCGAGGGTCCTTGCAGTTTGCGTTGGCCTCGCGCTTGCTAAAGCACTTGAACTTGCGGCGCGGCGTCTCGAGTTCGGAGGCCTCGAGGATGCGTCGCTGTGTGGGTCTGCTCTGCTGGTCGTAGACGCGGCTCAGATCGCAGGGGTCTAAGCTGTGCGCGTCTGGCACGAGCATCTCCGCAAACTCCCTCATGCACTCGTCGATGTACGCAGTGAGCTTGAGCGGTGCAGACTTCAGGTCGGTGACCCGTGTCTTGATGCACCACTGCTCGTTCGCTAGCGTGTCGGACGGCGCGAAGGCCCCGTGGATGATCGGGGCCATGAAGGCAGTGAGCGTGGGCTTAGCGTCCAGGTCTTGGACGTCTGACACCTTCTGATACATGCGCACGGCCTCCTCGACGGGAAACACGTATGCACGTCCAGACCTCGGGGTCTGTGTCAGATGGTATGCCAGAAGCGGCGTGCTAGCTACACGCCGTTGGACGATGTCGCCGTCAGGGATCAGGCTCAACACAGCTGACTGGGTCAGCTTGACGGACTGGAACTCCGCCAGGGTGGCGAGAGCGTCGTCAACGCTCGCGGGGATGGTCCCGCAGGCGTGTGTTCCTGCTAGGGCTGTCGATACTTGGAGGTCGTTCTTCCCTTGGATATAGATCCGGGTGAACTTACCATCGACGGGCTCGAAGCGGGTGAGCGGTGTGTTGCTGACAAGCATGCTGAGGACGGCGTTGAGGCCGACCCAGCGGGCCACGGGGGTCAGGTTGATCAGGTAATGGTCGTCGGAGACCTTGCGCCTGTCCACCAGGTAGGTAGCTGATTTGTAAGGGAGACCCATGAAGGTCTTGCTCACTCTCAGGCTATCCACACCATATGACCACAGTGTGTGCCGGTAGCGCCCACCACCACTCACGACGTAGTCAACCGTTTGGTCGGGCTGGAACGTGTATGAGTAGTCCGCGCGCGAGGCTGCGGCTGCATCCGGCTGAAGGGAATACAGGATGGTTGGCTGAAAGTTGTCAGCCAGGGCGCTATGCATGTCGACGTAGTAGTCCACGTCGATCATTGCAACCATGTGGTCACTCGATGGTGATGTGGCCACGTGGTCGGCATTGAAGTCCTTGTCCCAGAATTGTACTCTGGAACCTTCATAACCTCGGCGTTGGTTCGAACGCGAGGTCTGGAAGAAGAATGGTCGAAGTCCAATGGCCGCCGCGAGCCTCACGCAGAAGTTGCGTGCAGAGGTTCGTGACGCCGCGCTTACGCCGTGCGTGTGCTCGGCGTTAACGCGGGCCTGGATGAGATCCAGGGCATTGAATTGGGACCGCTGAACTTCCGGCCGGAAGGCCGGTCGCTCAGCTTGTGCACTGAGGTATCCCGAAACTAAGCGTTCCAGGA